AAACCACTTGCAGATTGTTTAGCAGTATCTGAAGCACCTATTGTAGATTTGTCTTTAGTACCTGAGTTCATATCCCAAGCAAACCCTGCTGTGTTGTCAGGTAAATATAATTGTATGCTACCACCTGTGTTTGTTAACTCAAAATCATCAGGATCAATATCTTGGTTTACACCACCCCAAAACTGAGAATATCCATAAAAGCCTGTATGTGTTACTGCACTTTGAGCTGTGCCTGTACCTCCACCATCTACTGCTGTAAAGGTTGTTATTACATAAGATATAGCTACTGTATCAAAAGTAGAGCCTGTAGCTCCACCATAATCAGCATCGTAGTAATCTTTAGCTAAGGTTGCTATTTCAAATACTGTTCTGTTTGATGTAGCGTTTTTTAGTATGGTATAACGTAATGTACCATCTATTGTTAGAGCTAATTGTGCAGACAAATGACTTGCTGTGGTTACTGTAACAAAATACGGACTTCTTAAAAATATATTTGCCATTATTCTTCTACGTTAAATAAAAATTTAAAATTGTTGTCTGTGTCCTCAGCTAATTTTTGTGGTAAATCAACTTTTAGTTTATCAAATGCTCTTTCAAAAGGCGCAGTAAAAAATAGACTTGGTTTTATGCCTTTGTTAAATACGCTTCTTGCTATTAAATATTGTAAACTCTTTCTTGGAACAAATCTACCCTGCTTGTCTCTTGTTCCTTTTATACCTTTTCTAATTACCCATTGACTAAAAGACTTAGCAGGTGGCATTTTAGATTTAAAACTAAATGGAGTGCCGTATTTTTGCTTTTTACCACTTACACCCTGATCTTGATAATAACCATATTCTTCCATAAAGAAAGTCAAGGTAGTTGCATCAGGTGTTTGATTGATATTATATGTTAAACTATTATATAGTTTTTTGCTTACGTTTCTACGCTTCTTTGTAAGGTTTGTCCTTGCTTGTTTAATAACATACTTAGCAAATCTATTTAATTCTCTTTTTACTCTATTTAACTGCATACGTTTATATCATTTGCGATTAATACATTAAATGTACAAGCTACACCTGCCATTTGATTTTCAAACCTTTCATAAAAGAACTCACAAGAAGCATTACCATCTAATTGGTATTTGTTTTGGTATAGTGTACTCTTACTTAACAATCCTACTAATTTATTTACTACAGCTAATTGTGTGTTAAGGATATCTTGTTCGTTGTTGTTTCCTCTGAACACGTCTGTTGTTTCATCCTTAGACTGATCAACTATATCCATAGCCATTACAGTTATGTTAAAGTTGAGGACTTGTTCTTGTATCTCTACAGAGTTTATTACTATATGACTTAAAGGAAAGATTGTTTGCTTGGATAAGTCGATATCAAATATATCGCCTGTCGTTACAGTATTGACATTCTCGTCTGCTAAGAGATTAGTCTTAAGTGTTTCTGTGATTTGGTAATAACCTCTTACTCCTTGATTCATCGATTAAATTTACTTTTTATATTCTTTGATTCTACCTCTGCTTTTTCTTTCATAAAACTTAAAGCATAAAGACAGGTATGTACATTTAGTTTAGTGATATCCTCAAATCGTCTAATATCTCCTTGAGAGAGTCCGAAAATTGATTGATACCATCCCCACTTTCTTCCAAAATTTGCTGTTGCACCAAGTCCATCTCCTCCTCCTCCAAAAAGTTCAGCATAGCTTTCGACAAGTCCATCCCTAAATTGTAAAAAAAAAGTATAGAACTTAATACAGCATCCATTGGCATTGACTTCATTACTTCAGGATCATCACCTGTGTAGTCCTCTATTAAATATCTATCTTTATACTTTTGCTTAATAGGTCTATAGAGAACATTCATAGCTCTGTGTAAATTGTCCATATCTCCTATATAAGTGTCAAGATCAATATACTCTCCAAAGCTCATATCCTCTAACTTAGGTATAAAAGCATAAGTTTTACCATTTAATTTAAACTCTTTAACAAGCTGAGGTTTTTCATTAAACATATTTGTAAGAACTGATGTTATATCTCTGATGCTTTTAGCTTTCATTGATAATATCGTATCGCCTCTTAGTCCACAAAATATTTCTATCATTTTTATAGCTAAGAAGTTCTCATCTTCGTTGTTCTCTTGTATCTTTAGATACTTTTGATATTGACCTAAAGTAATCTCGCTAAGAGTATCAGGAATATAAACCTCTACTTTCATATATATATAACGTAAAAAAATAAAGTTTTAGAGCATAAAAAAACCCCTACATTTCTGTAAGGGTTATATTAAAATTAATAAGTTAGGCGAAACCTTAGGTAGCTACGCTTTTCTGTAACAAGAAAGCTGACACTTTCTAATACCTCCCAACTGTCAGGTTGGTTATCTTGACGTTATCTCTTTATAGGAAACTTCTTCCTGTCCTTTGCTAATGTAAGCTGTCTATTATGTTTTATTTAAGCTGTCGTACTTTTGACTATTCTCCCCTTTGGGATATTAGGTCGTTAACCCTAAACCTTTCTTAAAACCACTTTTCAAACTTTCAGGCTCTCTTTCAACCTGTTTCACACTCTTGTTGTTTAACCTCGTATCAATTTCACCGAGCAGCAAGTGTCCTTATTAATTCAATATGTTAATGAGCATTTATACAGCTAATATACAAACAAATGTTAATAAAACAATACTATATATAGACTTTAACATAATTTTAACATTTCTTTAACATTTACCTTATTGTGTATTTACCTCTATTAGGGTTTTGTAGTTGGAAGCTCACAGCGTATCTTACTGCATCTATCAAATGGTTAAACTTATCTATAGGTGTGTTAGACTTTCTTTCTAACCAAGAATAGTTGTTTAGTTCTTTAACAAGGTTTATACTATCGTCGCTTATTATTAGATCATAGTCTTGTAAGAGTGATATTCCGTAGGTTACACTACCCTGCCCTTTTACGCTTGGTTTTACATTACAACCTTTTGCTCGTATCTCACTTATTAGTCGAGGCTCTGCACTATCAGCTATTATTAAACCACCTTTTGCGTGTTGCTCATTTAAGCGTGTTATTTGGCTTGTTGTAAGGCTTGGTAAGTAAAAGCATTCCTTAAGATATATTCGTTTGTTAGAAGTGTCTATATTAGTTTCTATTAGCGTTGTAGGATCGTTGGAGAATCCGTAGTCTTGACCCCATACACTTACACCTACTCTTTTAAATTTACCGATAGTCCAATTATTAAATATAACACCCTCAGCTTTATCTAACCATCCACCCATAATTACATGCTTGTATTTTAGTGGTCGTCTTATTTTCAAGTCGTCTATTTGCTTTAAGAATGATTTACTTAAGTTAGTTATGTTGTCCTGATAAGTAGTGTGTATGTAGGTAGTGTTGTCTTTCTCTGTATTAGTTCCCTCTTGTATTCCTTTATCCTCAAAGAATCTTTGATATATCCAATGCTCTTTAGTTGTAGGGTTGAGAATAAGTATAATTCTGTTTTGGTTTTTAGTTTCTCTTATTGTAAGGTCTATCTTATCAAACGTACCCTCGTCTGTTAATTCCTCTGCCTCATCTAATACCCAAGTAGTAACACCTGTAATAGATTTTAAGTTTGCTGTCTGATCTCCTGATGAGGTTTTGATTCCTTTAAATACTATCTTGCTTCCTGATTTTAAATTAATAATCTCATCTTTAGTTATGTGAAAGTCATCGAACTTATCTAACATTTCTATTTTCTCAATAAATTCAGGTATAATTGAAACATAAGCTGAGGTTAATGTATAACGAGTAAATAGTATTGTGTGGTTTGCTTCGTATGTTAGTAATACAAGCATTAGGTTTACAGAAAATGATTTACCTGAAGCTCTACCCCCTGTGATTATGTAATACCTTGTGTCGTTACCTAACTTTTGGTATTTAGGGTTTATGTCTATCACTTAAATCTTATTAAGTCTTTAAAGCTAATGTTAAGACCCTCTGATGAGTTTATGTCTATCTTTTCTTTTGGCTTTCCGTATCTATAGTTAAAGTAGATTTGTATTGCTCGTATGTCGCCTTTAGCTATTAGTTCGCCTAATTTCTTTAAAGCTATTTCGTTGTCAATTACATTATCTAATTTCTCAACTAACTTAAGCTCATCAGCTTTAGGTTTTCTACCTGCGCCTAATCTTCTACCTCCTCTATTCTCTAATTTGTACATTTTGAAAAACTTTGATTAATCAAATATATAACGTTACTTTTCTTCTTTTTTGTCAAGCTGTTTCTTAATTACCTCAACACTCATATAGATTTGACTTACTATATTCTCTAATCTTTTTATTCTTTGTATTTGTGTAAACTTTTTTTGTTTCATTCTGTTCCGGCTATTATATGATCTTTACTATCATTAATTTTTTGAGGTAAAGTGTCTACTAATTTTAATACCTTTTTTAAATCTTTTTCAAGTGTGTTATCTATTATGTGGTTTATTAAAGCTTTTTGTAATCTTGATTTGTCTTTTAATTTTAGTAAAGTTAAATCAAAATACTTATCTAATAAAGGGTTGTATCTTCTATGTGTTTCATAAGCCTTCAAGCTATATATAGCTGTTGCGTGGTCGTATGATTTACCATGCTTTTCGTAGAATCCTTTTATTTCTTTGAATTTCATACCGCAGTGATGTCTTAACATAAATGTAAGTAATGATCTTATTTCTATGTATTTTCTTTTACGAGTGTTTTTAAATGGATCTATATTAGATATTTCCTTAATGTATTTTGCTATTT